ATGGAACACACAAGAGAAATTCTAAATTCTTTGCTTGTACTTGTTCTGGGATTAATTATAGAGTATTTCATTTTTCAACCTCTAAAGCGATTTTTTGATGAAGCCAAGAGTAAGGGATTTTCCATTAATACACTATTTAGCGAAGTAGTTAAGAAAATAAGAGCTTTGTTTATACAAAATCAAATCGAAGCTAAAAGAAAGAGCAAAATAATACCGGAATTTATAATAAGATGGCTTGTTTCTACAATTTCGGTCTTCGTTTTTTTTGTTTTTTATTATTGGTGGTTATTTCCGTATCTCATGGCTAAATATTCATTCAATTACGATATTTCTTTACCGGAAAGTTTCCTATTTCCCCCTTGGATCAATTTCGCTGTACCTGTTGTGATAATCTTGCTTGGCTATTTATTTGGATTTATTGTCAAACAAGTGAAAACGGCTAAAGCAAGGCAGAGTTCTTCATTTCTACAATTCTATTATTATCTTATAGGTGTGGCGGGAATGGAATTGGTAGTAATTGGGGTAATTACAGGTTTGGTTAATAATTGGATAAGCGGCTTATTTTTAATTGTAGTTGGCTTTTTCATTTTCTTTCCAGCAATGATGACTTACAGACGGTTTAGCAAAATCTAGTATATCCTTTTGGATTGGTCACTTTACATGTGGAAAAAATGAAAAAACTATACGCTAAATTAGCCCCCTTTTATGATTCTCTCTTCTTTGCATTAGACAAGGATTATATGGCCGAATCTCAAAAAATAGACAAGCTAATTCAGCTCTATAAGAAATCAGCGGGCAATTATTTATTGGATCTGGGCTGCGGTACTGGAGAGCATTTAAAATACCTGAAGAAAAATTACATAGCAATAGGCATTGATATTTCTAGAGATATGCTGGACTTAGCCAAACAAAAAAGTTATGAGGTACCTTTTGTTCAGATGGAAATGCTAAATTTTCGATTTAATCGAAAATTTGATGCAGTAATTTGTCTTTTCAGCGCGATCGGTTATATAGTTACAAAAGAAAATCTGGATATCGTAGTAAAAAATGTGAGTTGCCATCTCAAGCAAGGTGGAGTTTTTATAGTTGAACCCTGGTATTCCCCTGACGAAATAGGAGGATACTTGGATTTAGTTGAATTTGGCGAGAAACAAGGTATAAGAGCATGTAGGATGCGAGAAACAAAAGTCTCCGACAGAATTGCTAAAAGCAAAAGTCATATCTTAGTCTCACAAAATGGTCACGTGTTGCACCACATGAGCCGTCACACCTTTGGCTTGTTTTCAAAAAATGATTTCGCTCAAATCTTTCCAAAAAATGAACTTCAGATGTGTACAGAAAAACTTGATTTGTCAGGAAGAGGACTTTATCTTGGAATAAAGGAAAATTAATCATGGTCAAAACCGCCTAACACAGTGTCCCAAGAAGTCAGAATCGGCCCCAAAATGCCCGTTTTAAGCCGATTTATTAATTAGTTTCAAGCCTAAACCTCGTACCAATCTCCGACGTCGGAAACAAAAACAGGGCCCATTCAGGCCCTGTTTTGCTTACGGCGTCAGCACCTTATCTAATATAGTGTTCAGCACAAACAACAGCACGGCGGAGGCGAACACCCACGCGGCGTTCTTGATGCTGTTGATATTTTTTTCTACTGTAACAAGTTTGTCCATCGCAAGTTCAAACTTGGTCACCAGGCCAGTTTTTGGATCCCCATTGCCTGTTAGGATTTTGTGGTCTCTCTCTTGCAGTTCTTTCATCCCAACAATTTCAGCGGCGCGAATTTGACAAACTGCGGCCACTCCTGGGGTTGTCTGTTTCGACATAGCTTCACCAAGGGCATTCTCCACTAGCCCCGGTAGCACATCTTTGATGGCTTCGATGACGTCGGACATAACGATCTCCTGATTTATAAGATAGCGCTAAGGCGTTCGTGCTAATTCGAGGGCGGGCCCTTTACCTCACGGCCTCCCTTACACTAAAAGTAGAGCCGAGCCTGCGATAATTGGCGCACTAACCGCAGCTCCCGCGTAATTGACTAATTTCCAGCCAAACAACGAGTTGGCCGGGATCGTGACCTGGTGTATATTGTCTGAGAAGTTACCCCCCGCAGCCCCTAACGGGATGGTAATCAAGATGCTGGTTGCCACGTTATCAACCATCAAGATCATCTCTAGCCTCCCGCCAGCCGGTTGCGGTCCATTTGTGCGAATAGTTGGGCTCTTGAAAACCACCGGCACGGCAGGCGAGAGAATGTTCGAGGCGCTCGAAAATAGTCCGGTGTACATCCCTGGAGCCATGTAGTAGGTAGCCCCAGCGGGGACCGTCTGGTTGTATCCATGACAGAACAGTACGTTGACGGCAACGATTTGATCGGGCTGTATGATTGTCATTTAGTCCTCGCTTTCTAGAATTCGTACTCGCAAGACAGGTTGACTGAATTGCCGCTGACCAACGTGGCAGGCATACCCTGGTACATAATCGTGCCTTGATAAATCCCGCGCATGTCAGCCGAGCGCAGAAAAGCAGCTACTGCGTACCGCGTGCTTCCCGCCTTGACCTGCCCCGCGGCGGCCTCAATTGCCGAACCTTCCGCGCCATCGTAATTGGCCGGTGTAACGGGCAGCGAAAAGTTCCAAAAACCATTGCCGAACGTGGTCGATGGCCCGGCTATTATTCTTGCCAGTACTATGATCGTACTTACTTTGGGTATCCATTTGCCTACCAATGTGCCGTCTACAATGGCGGGCTGGGGATTGCTCTGGGAAGTCCACGCTATGCCAAAGTTGAACGATGACGGGTAGCCCTCGGGGTTGGCAATGTAGGACACGCGCGGATTAGTGATAGCTCCGGCCACGAGCAAGAAATCGGTGTTGGGCATAAGTGTCACAGTAGTGACCCCAGCGCTGTGCGAAGATGACCTTATAAAGCCATACTTGTCCGACCCACCATTTACACACAGGAATTTTGTACCCTTCCTGTACTTGGTCGTCAGGTCCCCTGGGGCCGTGAAGGAATGATTGCCAGTTCGCGTCAACACATCTTGGGCAGGCAGCCAACCAGAATACAGGTCTTGTGCCTGAGCGAAGTTGTCGGCGTGGTACCCATCAAGCGTATCGGCGTCGCCACTCCCGGAACCAGGAATTCTGTACGAAGCGGTGATTTCGTCCCCTGCAAGCGGAGCCACCAGAAAGTCAAACAGGCCGGTTGTGGGATTGGTTTCAACCCAGTCTTCCGCTGTACCCTGCGTTTGTAGTTGTCCGTTCCGGTAGACTAAGAGTGAGCCCGTGGCATACTTGCTCTCAGAGACCTCGAAGGTGGCGTTTGTGCCATCAACCACTCCAACCAGAGAGCCGTAAGTGTCAGACACTCCGCCGGACTGATCGTAATGGATCACCGTGCTGCTGCCACCGCTTCCTGTGCCAATCTCTTCCTCGACGCCGTCTGAATCTTGCTTATAGACTTTGTGGTCATCTTTGGCGTATACCAGCAAAGTACCTACATCTGGAGGATCGGGAGTTGCGGCGAGTTCAGGGAACGCACCTTGATCCAGCACTACATCTCCGGTTTGCCCGTTGACACTGAAAACCTTGTTATCAACTAAGGTTTCGTTGCCCCAAAAGTCTTTCCGGTACAACTTCCCGTCCGGGGGCTTTGTGTAGAAGACGATGAGGCTGGCGTCTGCGCTGTGGTCCGGTATCGCCATCAGCATTTGCAAGCTGAAACCGCCGGCAGCAAGTAGTGTTCCCGCCGGACCTTCTGGGCCATCTTCACCCTGCGGACCTTCAGGTCCAATTACGCCCTGCGATCCGGTTGGCCCAGCGGGTCCTTCTGGACCTTCCGGGCCTGTTGGACCAACTTCCCCCTGCGGGCCTTGCGGCCCGCGCGAGAATGCTACAAGACTGCTTGGCTCACCCATTCCACCAACGATATGCGCGGTTGGAGTGCCGTTACTCCAGACTAATGTGACTTCCTGGCCGGCGACAGTGGCTAGGCCAACCGCCTTGACGTTACGCAGAATGGTGGAGCTGCCGCGTACCAACACGTTCACACGGTCTCCATCAACAGACTGTACAACGCCTCTGGTGGGCCTGTTGGTATCTTGGCTTTTGTTGTGTTGCTGAATGGCGGTAAATAAGTCGCTCATGGGACATAAACCTCTAAGCCTGCGTTGACATCAAAGTTTTCGCCATTGAAGCCGAATACTACGCTTGAAGCCATGACGCCGATCTCTGTCTCTTCACCGGCGATTGTGATCACACCCGTATCTCCGGGTTGCAGAGCGGGGTGGAAGACAGTCTCCAAAGACCTTACGTCAGACCGCTGGCGAATCAACTCGATCACTTTTTCGCCATCAGCAACAAGGTCTTGAACAGTTTCGGCGTACATGGAATTGACAGTTTCAAATAGATTGCCGGCATCCTTCAGGAGAGCGAAATCGGCAATCTCGGCGATCTTGATCCCTTCCACGCGCACGCGAGACACCAGCTCGTCAACCTCTTCTTTTTGCTCGGAAATAACTATGTCTGGCAAGTTTCCGACGTCGGACATTGTCTTGTAGAAGAACAGACTGCCATCGGGTTCGGACCTGAAGTACACACGGCGGTTGCCGGTCAATTCGCCCAGAATGGACATGCCCTTTCCGCGCGTGCCAATCACAATGTCCGCCATCAGATCGTTCATCTCCGAGTACAAGAACCGCATCGGCGGCAAGGTGGCGCCAAGGGGGTTGTGAGTAACAAATCCCTTATACTGGTAAGCTTCCACGGAGAACGTATCGCGGTAGAACACATGTAGCAGCTTGTGGTTCAGCCACACTGCAAAGCGGTTATCTTGAACAGAAACCCTCAAGACACCGAAGAGACGGTTGGTGAATCCTGGGTAGATCTTTTCTACCAGCACAAGGGTGTTGCCACTCATCTGGTACAGGGCCAGCGCGTTGTCTTCAACACACAGCAGGTACCCCTCGTCGAATTCACTCGACAACGGGATGGTTCCATAGAAACCAACCCCAATCCTGACTTGCTGACCAACCGGAACGGCCTTTGGGATGTGAATTTCGGCGATAAAGTCCTTTTTGCCATCGTCGATGTCCAACACTTTCCACGTGCTTCCAAGAACTGAATGAGATACCGTCAGGACATTGGTGTCAACCAGATACCTTTCCGTAATGCTGCCACCGGCCAAGACAAGCACGCGACGCAAGGCGTCCGCGAGGGTGATGTCTTCCTCGTGGCTGTAGAATTCGATTTCGTCGACATACAAATCAATGTCGTAATACTTGGACACCTTTGTCGGCTCTGTGTGGGTCGCTGCGGTAGTACCCATCTGTCCGCGATTTTCCAGGTAGATGCCATCTTTCAATACAAACTGCGTATCTTTATCCATGGTGTCTCTTGGGTCTGAAAAAATACGATACGCTGGGTCTTGGTATTGCGCGCCAACGGCCCATTCGTCTGACGGAGTTGCTGTCCATGAGCCATAATTTGTATCTCCAACATGGAGTTTCCAGTCATTTTTCCAGTTTGAAGGAAGCCAGTGAGTAGGCAGTGCTTGATTTGAAAATGCGTTGCTGTTTGGAAATGCGTGGCCCTTACCACCGCCAGAAACGATACAAGAAGCCTTGCAGTACGAATTCGCAGGTCTCGTACCCTTCAAAGTTACAGTTCTCGTGCTATCCCCTCCGGGCTGTCCTCCGCTGGCGCTGTAAAACCGGTTTTCGATATACGGGAATGGACCATAGGTTATTCCGTCTGGGTGAGCGCTGGGTTTGTCCAAGACAACCAATTCGGTCAAGATTTCGTCGTCAATCATGACAGTTTCGTCGCCGGCTGTAAAAATTCTGGCATCGTCAACACCCACAAAGGCCCATCCGCCCGCCTCGCCAAAACCTTCACACGGCGTATAGGGAGTGGCGCGATCCATAACAACGCAACCGTGACCACCGTCCTCGCCAGACCACGGCGACGTATCGCTGTAAGTAAAATTCATTGCAGTGGTCCACGCGCTGGAAGTGTCGGCGCGCCACGATACCCGAATTGCGCCCTCCACGAAGCGAATCTGAAGCCATACAAGTGAATCCAGTGTAAGGCTGACAGAAGCCTGAGAAATCTGGGTCAGCACGCTGTTTTCCCATCGATACAACTTGATTCCCGAGCTACCGTTCACCTCTTTGCGACCATAGATAGCCACAATTCCGTTGTGTCCGCACATGTCGTCGTCAACGTCGGTGTATTCAAGCCCCAGACGAGCAGCAGCTTCCACTCTGCTTTCACGGCGATAGTTCAAGCCAACGCCAAAGCGAGGATTGCGATCTGCGTGAATATTGGCCTCGTTGTGGAAGCGAGCACGCATGACGCCGCCGCGCGAAGCGCGAGAAGCGGTGTAAAGCACGGCAAGCTCGTTCAGTCGAGTAGGCTTCAGGTACGATTCGGTACTACCAGCGCTGCCATTACCAAAGATTTCAATGGCATCTACATCGATATAACCAGATACGGGAGTGCCGTGAGTAACCTTGAATGTATGCGGGCCAGGTGTAAATTGCGGGCTAACATATTGACCTTGAACCTTGGTGGCGTTATAAGCATTTACGGTGGCAATCTTGACGCCGTCCACCCAGATGTCATGAAGTCCTCGGTCGGTAAATTTAGTGTATGTAAATATGAAACTTGTTCCGGCAAAATTGAACGATGCGTTTTCGGTGGTGTTAGCTGCGTTGTTGTAGTGAATGGTAGTGTTATAAGCACCTGCGGGCGTATCTGTGCCCCAGGTACCACTGTACACCCACGCGGCGTGGGTGTCGTCATACTTTCCAGCCAATTGATACCCAGACACGCCAACTTCCTCGAACTTGCCGTCTGCGCGAATGATTTTGCTCAAGTCGCCTGCGTAGCAAACGGTATACGCTTGTGACGGAACGTAAATACCCTGGTCTGGAGACCACTGCGACAGACGCTTGGCAGTCAAGTTGGCAATGTGCACCGCCAGACCTTCGCCATTTCCGCGTGTGCGCAAAACACGGCTGACTTCGCCGGTCAGCACCTTCACCCACTCATCGTTGTAGGCAACTTCGATCTCAATGTGAGCGCCGCTACACAGGGCGATGTGCGAGAGACTAGAAGATAATGACAACACAGCGGTCGAGCTGCGATTCTCGGCTTCTTGCAACTGCACATGTTCAATATCGGAACTTGTCAGCTTGTAAATCTCGCTATCTATTCCGAATATGTAAGTGCCAACGGCTGTGGCCCGATAGCTTGCGCCGCAAACAACAAGCTCATCGCTTGTAGCCATCATCTTGCCGCCAACATTGGTTCCGGAAATAAACATATCCCGGCCCAGCGAGAAATCTTCCGGACCGAAGGTGTACACATCCATGGAGACGGGGTCGCCATCGCTGGTGCGGGTCAATCTGCCAGTGACGACTACCTTGCCATCGATCATCTCAGCGCCGTGAAGATTGAGGCCATACACCTCATCAATGGCGTCAATTGCGATGATCGGCCTGGGTTGTCCCCATTCCGCGTAATCGTCAGTGGGAACAACGCGCATTTCCATAATCCTGCCAGCGTCTCGATCAGTGAAGTACACATAATCCACGGGATGGTTTGCGTCGTTCGAGTAATTTACGGCGTCCAGGCGAAGCTGCGTTACACCGTATAGGTACTCCGGGCGCGTCATCCAAAAGGTATCACTTGGGGCATCGACACCGAGGCTAAAGCGAATGTGGTTGCCGAAAGTGTACATGGAGTAGCACCGCTCATTTCTGATCGGCGCAAGAATTTCGGGGTTTCCATCTCCGTCGCCTCGGCCTTCAACTTCCACCGACCAATTGCTTTGGGCTCGATAATGCAATACCGCGCTGGCTGTTTTTTGATACCAGACGTAGCCGCCGTCCACTCCGGGGCGCGAGCCTGCCATTAGTCCAATGCCTCTACTGACCCAGTTGGGCCAGGTGGAAAGATGCACATCAGGAACTTCCTGTGTGTATAGAGTATTGTTGTAGTTTGTGACGCGCAAAATGCCCGTTCCATAAGCGCACGAATCGATCTGTGTGCTGTCTGTGATCGGCAAGTTGTCAGCGATGGTATTGACCCCGAACGTCGGACGCGTCACACGAAATGTGGCGCGGGCGTTGATTGCCTTCGGGCTTGGAATGAGATCCAATAAATCTTGCGTGCAGTCTTTCATCCCGCACCTCCTTTGGCGAAAAATGTGGGTGCGGGATTCACCCCGCACGCTTCTTTTTGTGTTTTCCATGAGCGTGCGGGGTTCATAGCTTCACCACCGTCACGTTGACGTGCATCTTGTTTTCCGGGCTATCCCACTTAGGCACATTGCTACTCTCGTCGACAACACGATCCAGGATCACGCTATGGGTGACACCGTAGTGGTCGACAAAAGTTAGCGCTTCCAGCTTTTCACATGTTGCGCGCATGTCACTGATACTGCCATAGCCCTCTGCGGGCGTAACAGCAGCAACCAGTTTCCCCCGCCAGCGTTTGCTGCTGGCGGGGCCGAAGGTCACGTTGGTTCCACCGCTCAACAGGCGGCGAATCACCACCGGGCGGTCAGTGGAAGGTTGCCACTGACCGTGGAGGGCTGCGTATTTCTTTCCGTCGAGTGTTACATATTCGTTCATGCCTACCTCGTTACGCTAAATGAATCTGACAAACTATTGATCGAGCTGCGTTCCAGCTTTTCGATCATCTGGACCCAGTCCTCCACCATGCGACTGAAGACGGGAGCGTAACCGATCAACTTGCGCATGGCCGCCTCGTCTTTCTCGCGGCTCTGGGTAAACTGGCGCATATTCTCGCCGTACTCGTGCTGGCTCTTGGCCATGTCGATCTGCAAAGCGAGTGAGCGTTTCGAGAATTCCAGTTGTTCTTCCTGGTGACGGCGCTGTTCTTTCTGCAACTGCATCTGAAGCTCGTGCAGTTCCACCGTTTCATCCTGGCGAAGAACTGTATTCTCACGCTCCATCTGGTAGAGCGCCTCGTACTGCGCGCGCTGCCGCTCGATGTTTTCCTCTTCGATCGCGATCATTTGCTCGGTGTATTCGAGAGACTTCCTGTAACGCTCGTCTTCACGCTCCCACAGTTCTTCCTGGTTTTCGCGCAGGTTGTCTGTGTTTTGCGAGTTCAAGTTGTAGCTTGTGGTTTCCCGGTCGCGGCGCTTGATAAGTTGCGCGCGCTCGTAACCGCTGGAGCGACGAATACCTTCGTCATAATCTTCCATCGACCAGCCATGAGACAGGTTGCTCATCTGGCTTTGGAAGTTCCATCCCTCACGCGTAAAGTCGCGCTGCATGAGTGAGGTTTCGTAGCCGAATGCCTGCTGCCAGCGATTGTTCTGGATGCCGGCCCCGCGTTGTTCGTCTTGCGCGGCCCAGTTCTCAAGCTGGAACTGGTGTTGCAGGTCCATGCGTCTCAGCGAGTAATCGAACTGGCCCATCTGGGAACCGAATTGCTGCGAGGTGATCTGGTCCTGGATGCCCCACGTGGCGTACATGTTGCTTTGGTTGGAGGCCATCTGGGACTGCTGAAGGCCAAAGGATTGCATCTGCTGGCCCCAGCGCTGATCGTTGAAGAACTGCTCGTACCCCTGCATGCCGCCATTGACCAGGGCGCTTTCTGCGCCCTGAGAGCTAAAGGAAAGGCCCATCGAACGTAGGGTTTGCCCTGCCGTGAGAGAAGACGGCAGGCCCATCCGCTGCTGTGCGCCAAGGAGCACGCCGGAGATGTCGGTGGTGCCCATGCGCTGCCCGTCGTCCTGGAAGTACTGTAGGTTCCCCTGACCGGACAATTGTCCGACGTCGGAAATTGCGTACAGGTTGCCGGAGAACATTTCGGACAGAAAATTGGCGTCCACCCCTCTGCTCACGGCCCCGCTGAGAGAGGCGAACGTGTCAGACATTGTGCCAGCGCCCAACCCTGCAACGTTGTTCGCAATGTTTGCGAGCTTCATGTTGATGCGCGGGGACTGTCCCTGCATCGTCTGAGCGAAGCCGGTAGCCTCCAGGTCGGTCATGTCTCGACCGTAGTCCATGCCGAAGCCGGACGCTACCTGAGAGAACGCCTGAGCGCTCGCCATGTGGCCAAGGCCGAAATTGTCGGCGAGCTGCGCCGCCGCGCGAGTGCCACCATCAAGATAGGGAGCGAACTGGGAGTACGCCTGCGACATCTTGGTTTGCTTGCGCAGCAACTCAACGCGCTCTTCTTCCGAGCTGGCGTTTACCCAATTGAGAGCTAGGTCGCTCCAGTCTTCCGAGCCTTCGGGAACACCTCTGAGAGAGGCGTACTGAGACAACAGGCCCAACTGGTCTTTGTTGGTATCAAGCGAGATGCCAACCATCTGTTCGGCAATGCGCTTTTGACCAATGTCGTCAAGGCCGCCCATGCCAACTTGCATGCCACTCAGGATTTTCGCGCTTTCCTCTGGCTTGATCTGATATTTCGAGGCGATTTCGCGATTGAATTTAGATAACGGAATTGCTTGCTGTTCGGCAGGAGAGACGGCCAGAGACGACAAGGCGCCAGGAAATACTCCTTCCATGACTTGACCGAGCCAGCCGGACTGCATGATCTCAAGTTCGCTCTTACCGGTGCTCTCGACTGCTTCCGTCAGGACGTCACCTTGCGCGCCCCATGGAGCGAAGGCGCCAGCGAGTTGCGCGAACCTGGATTGATTGGTTGCGTCCTCGCCGAAGAAGTCAAAGCCGGCAGATAGGACAGCAGCGCGTCCAACATTGCGCAGAGACCAACCGCTATCCCAGTCTTTGCCTGTTATTGCGTTGGCCGTCATACCGCCAATAAAAGGCGCTGCCGTAAGTGCGGCTACTCCAACGCCAATAGGGCCAGCAGCGGCAGCGGTGGCTCCACCAAGCGCCGTTGCGCCAATGCCAGCAGCCAGACCTGCGCCACCGCTGACCGCCAGGGTGTTACCAATTCCAGCGTATGCGCCACCGGCGAATTCTGCACCCAGCTCACCAAGAATGCCGTACTGGCTGTAAGCCGCTTCGCCGGCGCGATCCTGGGCAATTGCCATACGAGCTGCGTAGCCAGGTGCGCCACCAGACACGCCGCCGTTTCCAAAAGCGGCCATCGGCGACATGTACGCTTGAGACGTACCGTATTGATCGGCGGTTTCAAGAACTTTGCCGCCCGTGTTCTGCCAGGCCATAGACATCATGAATTGCGCCATCATGAAGCGGCCAACCGGCGACTGGTACGGAGAATGCTCGAACGGACCTTCTTCGCCTTCGCCGTCATCGCCGCCGCTGGTGCCGTAGCGCCCGCGTCCGCGTCCACCCCAGACGGCGCCGTCGCCGTAGCGATAAGAACGACCCTCGCCGGCAAACACGCCAGCGGGTCCGGCAGCAGCCTGGTCGACGCTACCAGATGAGTTTATTAGATGCTCGCGAAGTTCACTGTCTTTAGCAGCCGCCTGGCTCAGTTCTTGCTTGTTCAGCCGGGCAGCATTGCTGTATCCAAAGTCGCCTGGACGTCCGGCGTATTCACCAACTGCGCGGAATCCGTCCATGTGTTGCTCTACGGCATCTTTAGCAACTTCCTGCGCTCTCCTGGCAACTTCCTTGGCCGCGACTGTATCGCCACCTTCTGCCTTGACACTTTTTTCGAGTGCCTCGATTTTCTTGTTGATAAGTTTGCTGACGCGCTCGCCCATCGTGGCGGCAGCCGACAAGCCGGACATGCCTTCCAGGCCGCCCTGACCGTAAGCTTCCGCGAGGCTCTCACGCGCCCATGTGAGACCCATGCCAACTTCATCTTCACTGGCAGTCACCTGACTGCCCAGACGATACTCACCGCCCACGATGTTGCGTTTATCGTCCATCCTTGGCGTGAATTCGCCCAGTTTGGACGAACGAGCGCCGCCAAGAGACCTGAAGCTCAGGCTTTTCGCCATTTCCTTCAAGTCGTCGGTGTCAGTGCCGGTGATCGTGTTGCCTGGATTGAACTTGACTTCCTCGCGCTTATTTGCTTCTCGGCGCGCCTCAATCCTCTCGCGCGCCTCGTCCCAGCGAGCACCAGGCGTGTAAGTACCATCGACGTCCTCTGGATCGCCAGCGCCGACAATGGAACCGACGAATCCTCCCTGGACGGGACGTAAGACCCTGGCTTGTTGTCGCCATTCTTCCATGGCGTTGGATTCAGTGCTTTCCTGCGGCGCTTCCTGGACCGGCTCCCGTACCGATTGTGGAAGAGTAGGTCGGCTGGGTTTGTACCCTACCGGATTGCGATCCTTCGTTCCGTAGGCAGCGTTGAATTCTTCAAGGGAAATGTTTCCGTCTTGAAGGAGCTTTGATTGGTTCCAGCGCTCTCTCGACAGAGGCGATCCGAGAGATGCTTCTTTGTACGGAGACCAGGGGCCACCCTTCTCTTTCGAGTGGTGGTTGGACATGAGAACATTCCACGACTTCTGCTGTTCTGGCGTCATGCTCTCGTAAAGCTTGTCGAATTCCGGATCAGGCACAGCCCACTGGCCCTGGAACATCTCGCCATACGCAGGAACTTCGTCATCGAGCCTATTCAGGGCTGTTTGTGCTTCTCCGTCAGTTGGTATGCGATCCATGCCGGCGCGCTCCATGAACCACTCGGACGCTTTTTTGCCGTGAGGAGGAACGGTGACGGACGACTGGCGATTGGAAACCGGCTTTTTTGAGCTATTGCGACGTGGCTCCGGAAATTCCTCCATCGGCATCGGCGGAGCTTCAGGTGGCTCGTCGGAACCAGAACCGCCGGAACTGGACACTGGTCCAACCGGAGCTTGATTTTTTAGACTTTGCAGGTATGCAGTTTCAGTAGGCGAGCTGACGCCCTGGTCACTTCTTGCTTGCAGCCTCGCAATTTCCTGAGCGGAGGTGCTGGGCTCTATCGGTGCTACTGGTTCAGCCGGCTGCGCCGGGGATTGTCTGACGTCGGACTTTCGCAAGGGCTGCGCAGGAATCACTTGTTCGGGACGTTCAAATTCCCGAACGCGATTCTGAGCTTCGTTATACTGGCGACGACTTAACGGAACGAGATCGGGGTTATCTTCCTTAAACCGACCAGCAAAACCGGGTCTGACATTTCCTAGTGTAAGGCGCTCTTGCATTTGCTGGGTTTGATACGCAACCTGCGGCACGATCTCTGCCTGCGCCTCCAATTGAGTGCGAGCCGTTGCTATTGCAGCGCTGCGTTCACTTAGATCGGCTTGCTGGGCCATCGAACCGGTCTTGAAAATGGTTCGATTGCCGGTTAGCTCGGTGTCATTTTCGTATGCTCCGTAGACCGGCTTGCCTCCGTTGTCGTGACGAAGCCTCGCCGCGGTCGTAGCGTCGGGAACATCAGTGGATTCGCGACGGAACAGGGCGTCAAGCACATCTTCGCCATCTCCACGTCCTTCTGGAAGAGAACTGCTAAGTGCGTCCGCTTCCTGCGAGTTCGCCCCCATAAAAGAGTTGTCTCCCTCGCCCCTGCCGCCGAGCAGGTTGCTATTCAATCTGCGTAACCCAGATTCGACACGCTTGACAGACGGATCGCCGCTTATCAAGCCACCTTCTTTGGCGGCGATATAACGATCAAGATCGGCTCCAGTCAAACTGACGGGCCGGTATGTTGAAGCAAGCCCCGCGTCGACAGCAGGAATAACGGCAGACGCATTGAGTGTGCCGTTTGGACCGATAAGGGGGGCGCCGCCGGGGGTGTAGAATTGAGTTGGAACTGTATTTTCGCCAACCGAGGAGCGAAGCTGGTTGTACCAGAAGTCTTCTCCACCGGCGGACTGCTCGGGCTTTGTGGCGTTGCGCGCATCGCCGGTGACGCCACCAAAGATCTGATTTCCAGCGAAGTTATCGAAGCCGCCCTTGGTGGGATCGTAGGTGCGGGCAGCCTGCATGACCTTCTCGACCCCAGTGGAAATCAATTCCATTGGGTCTACGCCAAGCTTGCCCTCACTGCGAACCTGAGCGGCTTGTAAAATAGACGGATAGAACGATCTAACCAGCAAGCGCTCTGCGTCGCCAATGGTTTGTGGGACGATGTCCGGGTTTTTTATCAACCCCGTGGGAAATGGAAGAGAAGCGACGTCTGCGCCAGAGCCACGTTCGCCGCCTGCGTACGCTTGAGAAATAACTTTAGCCAGCCCGTTTTGAATAGGAGCTGGCAGCGCTACACTATCCTGGACAAAAGCGTCCAGGTATGATTGCAAAAAATCTGAATCGTAATCAGGGGAATTTTCGCGTCTCTTCTTCATGACGGCTCCGAGTATGTCGCTGAGGGGGAAGTGGGAGGCGTCACCTCCCCCTCAGTTGTTAGAACGCTTTGGGGATATTCATCATCTCAAGCATGGCATTGCTTTGCGCCGCTTGTAGCGCTTCTTCTTCTTCCACCCAGTTTTTTACCCACCGGAAGAAGTGTCTCCTCCAGAAAGCCGGCTCTTCCAAGATGCTACGGAACAAAGGACGTTCTTCGCGAATGGAGGCCAGAGCCAGCTCTACCAGATTGTTCAATACAAGGTCGTCACTGTCTCCCCCCAGTGCAGCCTGTACCTCGCTTTCGCAGAGGACCAGAAATTCTCTGAAGTCCTCCTGTGCTACCGTTTTTTGGAAGGCGCTTTTTTTGGTTCGCCCTTGTCCTTTTGGCCAGGCAGCGCAGGACCCCAAGGGGGACACGATTCGCCAAGAGCCTTCCAGATTTCAGAGACCATCTTGGGTGGCATCGACGCCAGCACCGCCTCGATCTCCACGACCGTTGCGTCGTCGTTCAAAATTGGCTCGCCACCTTCAGCGACAGGCTTGGTGCTGTCTTTCGGGACAGTCGTGCCTCCGAAGAGCAGGGCAATCTCGCGCATCGCGATTTCCTCTGTAGTGATCGGACGCGGCGCGCGTGCGCCGTCCTGAAAGATCACAAAGCGGTCGCGCGCCACGAACTGAGACATTGTCAGTTCTGCGCCCATATCGATGGGCTTGAAAGTCCAGGTCCATGTCGGTTCTTTCTCGAACGCATGAGCAACTGGGGTCAAGAGAGCGTAGTTACCAAAGTTCATTGCAAAACCTCCGTAAAATTGTTTGGAACTCGTTCCGACGCCATTTCCGACGTCGGAAACAACTTGCAAGATTTAGTAGCTTTCGGTCGTGTTGGTCAGCGACAGCGTGATCGGGTCGCCAGCCAGCGGATCAGCCAGGAACGTACCGGTAATGTTCAGCATAACGTTGCGGCCAGGCTGAAGTACGATTGGCTGGCAGGTCCAGACGACGTTCGCATTCGCGCTCGCTTGGCCATTGGCTGCAATCGAGAACGAGTACGGCGTGCCAGTCGCAGCTTCAACCGGGCTGTCAAACTTCAGAACGAAGTTCGCGTTGCGCATCACTTCCGCAACCCATTCGGAACCAGCGGCGGGGTCGTACATCATCTTGGTGTACAAGTCGCCATCCGCAATCTTCACGGCCATCTGCAACGCATACGCGCGCTGGACGATGTCGAAGGCATCGGGGGAATAAGAGCCAACGACCCATTGCTCATCGAGCGGAATCGCTGCCGAGGCGATGAAGGAGCCGGCGGAAACTTTGAGGGCTGTACCACCAGGCAGTTCAATCGTTCCAAGGGGAGCGATGAATTGCGGGCCGCCATCAACTTTCGGCAACGGGGTCCAAGCAGCGGTGCTGACTTTCTTTGGCAGACCGCCAACTACGCCGAGTTGACCGGTTACAAAGCGAGCGCCGCGAAACGCGATTGCCAGGCTGTTGAAGCGCAAGTCCTGGAGTTGCTCGCCGTACATCCCGCCAACATCTTGGCGACCGGTCCAGTAGGGAGCCGAGAATTGATCGGTGCCCAGTTTGAACAAGTGCGTGTACGAGCCATCGAGGTTGTCGGTCGAGGCTACGTTGCCGGTCATTCCCAGGAAAGCAAAGCCCAGGGTTTTGGGACGTGGAATGAAGCTCAAGCGCCCGCCGGACATGACGCCCATTTTCTGGACGTCGCGCTGCAAGGCGCCGCCACCGACTTCCATGTCGAGTGGCAAGTTCACAGGCGCAGGCGAAAGGCCGCCCTGTGTGAAAAGCATGTAAGAGAAGTCCGCGTCGGCTGTGATCGGCGTGTTTTTTGAAACTTGCTTTGCAAAACCGATAAAGGACTTTTCGGAAGCAGTCATGGAATTACTCCTGTTCGTGTGGTTAGGACGGAGAACCGAACTTTGATGTGATAGTCGTACGCCTCTGGACCGCCAGCTTGCAGCATTTCGCCGCCAAATTCATCAGACAAGATACCGCGCGACACGTACTCGGAACCAGATAAGACATTCAAGAAAGGTAGCGAAAAGAGGGCTACTTCGCACCTCTCGCGCACCGTCGACGCAATGTTGCGCGCCGCATTCAGGTCCTCGCGGGTATTTACCAATAAGCAACGAGCTTTTAGGGTGAAGCGGCGAATGTGTGTAACTGCACCGCCAATCTCAATTTCTTCCACTTCGTCTGACCAGTCATCTGACATCCCCGTCACGGCGCCGCTAATCAGTCGATCAGGGTCGTTCTCGTGGAGGGTGGCAGAAATGCGAGCTGTGTCAGGAGTGGGCTCGTCTTGAAGGGGGCCTATTGAAATTACACCCGCACGCGCCACGTCGTCCTCTGCGATGTTTGTAATCAATGCGGCTTCTAGCGCATTGCGGGTGTATTCAAGAACCGCGTCGTGAATGCCACTCATTTGTGGCTCCTATCTCTCGACAGGAAGACGGTCTTCCCTCCGATACGATCAGCTAACTTTTGGTCGTATTTCACGAAGTATTCGTTCACTTCAGGGCTTATTGGATTGTCTTGGCGGTCACCGGAGCCAAGTTTGAAACGGTCTAACATGGATTGCCTGGAACGCTCTCGCTGAAACGCTCGCCCAAGGATATAGAGCTTCAGCAGCTCTATATCCCGGAGCGGAACGGTCAAGACAAAGGTTGTGTCTTCGGCGTTTGCTGGAATGCCATGTACACCATAATAGGAGAGCAGGACAGCATTGTCGCCAGGACTGGCATCCAAGAGCAGGTAGCCCGTGTTGGTCCAGTAAAACAGCGGTTTGACAGAGGGAGAACGACGAACGCCGGGGCGGACAGACCTGAAGGTCAACGCGTTGTCCAATGGGCACTCCACCAGATATTCCTCGATGAAGTCCACGGGCAGCGCAAACTTTTTAGGGTCTGTTGCTTCTGTCGTGAGAGTGAGACGACCAATGTCACGCGGCAGCCATTCAGACAACGCCACTGTGCCATCCCGAAGGAAGACATACAGCAGTTCGTTGCTGAACTTTTGCGTTGCACCACTGTCGTTCAGCTCTACGTGCAATTCCGTAAGGAATTCGCCCCAGTTCATAATCACCTCTTAGTTGGTTGAGCCAGCCGTTTCCACGACCTCGAACATCTCGGGCCGGAACAACTGCATTTTGAAAAAGCCGCGCCAAGCCAGGCGGCGGATCATGCCCAGGTCGTCAATGACGGGCAAGAGGACAGGGTGCGGGCGCTCGCCAACACCGTACACTACACCAGGCCCGCCCATGAAGACGGAGCTATGGATGTCGATGGCATTGGTCACGTAGTCACCGGTGGCGTGCGGTTTGAGCAGGGGCTTGTCCAGGGACACTTGGGCGCCACTGATCGCAACGATGCGGCGAGTTTCCTGCGTGCCGTCACTGTCCAGGACAGTCGTGCCGAGAGGCTCGCTGTGGATCGTGATGCTCTGGCCGACGGCAAAGCCGGTCGCAAGCGTTACGGTGATATGGCGAGTGGAGGTTGCCTGGCCAACGCTGTAGACATTGTCTACGGTGGCAGCAGCGCCCTGCCCGGGAACGGTCGCGCCGTCCAGCGTGGTCTGTGTCACAGCCAAGCCGGCATTGCGCATGCGCAGGCGGTTGGTTTTGAGGTAGCGGACGCCACCATACATGCCAACTTCGCTATTGAAGATGCGCTGGGCGCCAGCGTATTCCTGCACTTCTTTCCAGTCCGAGCCAGCGCCGGTGCGGATGTCATGAATGACACGCGGGGTCGTCACGCACACGATGCTTTTACCGGCGCCATCAGCCACGGCTGCTACGCCAGGAACTTCGTTCTCTTCCAGGTGCGTGCGAACAAGTTCGCCCATGCTGGGGAGGAAGTAATCAGAGGCGTTCTGGACCAGGGAAGCACGGCCCGTCGCGTCGCCGCCGAAGGCCTTGTTCGGGTGGGACAAGAAAGCGTTGCGAGCCATGATGTCGATGTGGTCGACCATGTTCTGACCGAGCTTGCCGTCGACGAGACCGCGCAGGTCGCCTTTATTCCAGAAGTTCACCAGTTCGTTGTAATCCGAGATTTTTATTACATCTCCATGAATTTCCAGGTTGATGCTCACCGAGCGGCTGTCCAGGGACGCGCCGCGCAGCCATACAACGTTTTCCGTGAAAGCATTCCAGTTGGGTTCCGTGTCGAACACTTCGCTGTAAACCAGCGTCCCAGTGTCGCGAGCGCGGAAGTCTTCCTTCATCACGGTGAAGGGAGCAAGGATGGATTTGGTCCGCAGGCTCTCAAGCAATTTCTGCTCGTAGAACGCACGCTGCCCGGCGGGCAGGGATGATGCGGTCAATAATCCGGTTTCGAGTTCGTCAGCCATGATAATCACCTCAAGTAGTATTGTTGGTTGTGTGGAGGTGAGCGTGCTTACAAATTAGGCAGCAGGTGTGCCGCTGATGACATTCCAATACTGGTCCCAGGCTGCTTGGCGCTCAGGAGAGCCGTAGGGTAGCGATTCGATATGCGCTTCCCACTGCTTCGCAGTCTTGGGGGTAGTGGCGGGCGTAACGATAGTCGAGTTCGGCTGCGTTACGGTTTGTGTCTGTCCGGCGGTCAAGGTCTGCTCGCGCTGTGCGAGTAAACCGTCTGCCCATTGAGCCATGCGTGCAATGTTCGCCTTTTGCTTCTCTGGATCAGGGTCGGAAGGAATCTGGTCGAGAATTGGAAGCAGGTTGTAGTGCTTCATCTCGCCAACCATCTTGGCCTTATCCACTTCTGCATGAAGTGTGGCATTTTCCGCTTTCAAGCTATCGCGCTCACCAGTCATAGCTTGAAGTGCCTGGCTACCCTCACCGACCTTGGCTGACCACGTAGTCTCGCTGGAGTGTGACTGGGCCTGAAGCTCGCCAACGCGAGTGTTCGCAGCGGTCAACTGGTCCATTAGGGACTTGTTAGTCAACGTGAGTTCTTCGATCTTTTTCAATGCGCCCGTTAGCCGCGCTTCAGGAACGTACCCCTGAAGAGGGTTGGGAGTTTGCGACTGGGGGGTCGTTCCAGTCGCCCCGCCTGCGACCTGCTGATTGTTTGCCAAAGCTGAACCTTCAGGGGTCTGGGTGGTGTCAGGTGTCATGTTGTCTCCTTGGTTTCCGACGTCGGAAATTCGACGTCTTATCCGTACTGTTTACCGCGCCAGATGGCACGGGTCTTGCCGAGGAACTTGAAGAAAGGAACTGGCTCCAAGTGCACGCCGAAACTGGATACGGTCGCGAGCATGATGCCCTGCTGCCAGTTCGGGTGTTTCACGTAATCCGGGTTCAAGTCACACAGGCAGAAGCATTCCGCTGCCTGGTATAAGCCACTGCGCGAGGTTGCGAAGTGCACGCCGCCGCGATGGGTGTGGCCGGTCATGACAGAGATTGAGTAAAACTGCTTCTCCAACTCTCCCTTTGCGGAGTAGCCGGAGTATTGCCGTACAATCTCGCCGTGAGTGATTAGCAGTCGCTCGTCGTAGACGACCTCGTCTTCGATCTTGTCGAGCTTCAGCGCCTGGAAATCGAGCAGATTAGGAAGCTCCAGGGCGTCCAGGCCGTGCAGCTCCGGGTGATCCCAGATGTATTTGCGCAGACGGTCCTCGTGATTGCCTGTGATGTAATGGCGATTAGCGTTTGGCGCTGCGTCGATCCATTTGCGCTGGGTTGCCTTCCAGCTATCTATTTCAACCTGGAGATTGGCGCCCTTGACGCGACTGGGGTCCTTCGAGAATTTTGAGATGTTGTAGAAGTCAATTCCATCGGAGCCTACAACGATCTCATCTGGATTGAAGTCCGCAACGATGCGCAAGGCAACCTCAATTGCTTCATCGTCCTGGTACGGGTGGTGCTCGTCTGTGGGAAATGCAATTTTGATGTCCAATAAGCCTCTCAGTCTTCGCTGCCGTCTTCTTTTTCTTGATCTTTCTTCTTCACGGCAGGCTCTTCTTCTGCACCATCCTGCTCCTGAGCGCCTTTTGTTACGCTGGCCAGAGCCGCCTTTACCGGCGCCCAATCCTTTATCATGTCGATCATGGCAACGATCTTGGCGACTTCCTGTGTGCCGCGCCCCAAAGCAACCTGGGCGCTCTCAAGGCTGATAGCCGGGGGAGTAGTGGCGAGTAGCTTTACAACCTCGTCAACGATTGCCGATTGGTCGCGCGGGAGGATCGGGTTGTAGGAAGGAATGATTTGACGTTGAATCAGCAGTTCAATCACTTCCTGTGGTACATCGCGGAATTTCTTTTGTTTCAAAATGGTGCCGGTGATCTGCAAAGCTTGCAGGAGACCAGCGGTCAGGTACCCACGGCTGCGACGCATTGCTTTCAAGAGGGGCCATAACCTAATCTCTAAAGTCACACCTGACCGCTGACCTCCACCGTTGTCTTCACCGAATGCAATTGGCGGAGTTGAAGCAGACGTACGTGTCCAGTCATACAGAAATTCGATGTATTTGAAGGTTGCATCAGCAACGGGGTTCTCGCTTTCCAGTAATCCAACTTCCGGCTTATCTCCGCCAGCGCGTGTGCGACCAAGGTCCCACATCGCATTTGGAGACAAAGGAAAGTTCTTAGCATTGAAGTCTCGCGGCAGATTTGTGCCGTGAAGAACAGGGTGCGAATGAACGTTGAGTGCTTCGCCTGCATCTGCCAGGCGCATGTTGATCTCGTCTTGCGGAGCGTAGATGTCGTCGGCCAGGCTCTCGCCCCACCAGTCAATCGTGCGCATGCGCGGGATGTAGACGAACGGGATCACGCCCCAAGGGTTCTGACCGCTGTAGGCATCAACGCGCTTGCCATCGATGGTGGTCTCATAGACATACTTTGACCAGTGCTCGACGCGAATGACCGGCATGTCGCCTTCCGTTGTCACGCCGTAGATGGTGCGCGCCTGCTCGGGCAGGATTTGGGTGACGTACCAGCATTCCAACAATTTGTCCGGGTCTTCTGGATCGAAGACTGGATAGAAACTGTCTACCGGAATGTTTGACCAGCGAACTTTGGACGGGCGCGAGAAGTCGAAGTTGACACGAAGTACGCCGGCGCCATATAAATTTCGAGCAAATTCCAGTTCCCAAAACGAGGAACCAGCGTTGCTATCTTCCATGATTTGGGTCGCGAAATTTACCGCTGCCTGGTCGACGGCTGTGGTCTTTTCGTTGCGAGACCGAAACAAAATGATGTTTCGCTGATCGTCCCATTCGCCAAAGGCAGCGTCGGTCAGAGATAGAACGATCATCTTGACCAGGTTGACGCCTACTGGGTACAACAGAGGGGCGCCATCTTCATCTACTTCAGTCTCGACGGTCTCTCGAAAGATGTCGCCGCTGTAGTAGCGAATAGCTTTTTCGTGCTGCGCCCGCACGCTCATCCAGGTAGTACGTAGCATCGGACTGGCGTCAACTATGTCGCCGAGTTGGTCTGGTTGTAGAACTGGAGTAAAAAGTGCGTTAGGGCTCATCAATCCTCAACAAATAAAAAAGGCCCTGAGAATTCTCAGGGCCTTCCATCGGAATGGTCAGGCTAAATTTTTCGTTTGATTTTGTATGCCAGGCCGCCGTCTTCCCCGTCTATTTCTACGGTAGCCGGCTCGCCGTTGTGGATCGTGATCTTGCTGAGACACACCCAGCCCTCTTCGCGAAGCATGGTAACAAAACGCTCTTGGGCTTCGGTTAGCTCTCTTTGCTTGACGTTTTCTCTGCAATGTATTTCGGCGTTCAGAATTTCGCCAAACTTGATACGGGCCGCCACATCTAGGATGTGACCTTCTTGTGTGGTTATATCTAGGGATTTTAGCATTGTTCTCCATATTTGTCAAGTGTAATGTACAATTGGATAGCAATTGTTCCTCTAGACATCATTGTGGTCTACCTTGAACCGGTTGTCTGTACGGGTAAAACCAGTCGATTTGTAAACTACGAGAGCCTGACTGTCGTAGATGCGACCAAGCGTGCCGCCGCACCCTTCGTGGTGTGTCGGATGGGGAGCTGTCATCGCGTGTTCGATGACGACTACCTTCTCGCATTTCCGACATCGGAAAGTGTATTCTGCCATGTGTTACGCCTCCTGAATGTAAGTTTCTTCAATGTGGTCGAGACGGCATCCATGATCGCGTGCATGGTATCTGAAACGCATAAGCCGACAAAGCTGGCGGCAATCAGTTCGACCTCGATTTGGGCGTCTCCGTGTAGGAGCGCCAGGATCGCTTTACCAATAGGAAGAAGATAAACCGTGCGTGGCCAGCCAATGGAAAACATGAGAGCTGAACCAATCACGAGATACACCGCGTACAAGTACAATAAGCGTAGGGATGTGCCAAGGACGGGCACGTGCGAAAGATGGGACCGGTGAGGCACCAAAATCGCATAGGGTTTCCAGATCCATTTCCAAATCCATTTGAAAATAGACCCAAAAAAAAGCTTTGCCAGACTTATTCCGATGTATCCGCTGTCCACGTCCAAGTCTGGAGAAAGCAACACTCCAGACAGGCAACCAATGGACACAGACACAATCATCGATTTGTCTACTTCCGGCAGTAGGGCACACGTCGCAATTGCAGCCGCCGTGAGAGCAGAAGTAGCGGCATGCACCCTACCGGCTGGCATGCGATCTCGTCGTGCGCTTGCGACGATTGCGGTAGTTTGGCAGAGGTATTTGCTTCACGGCTGCCTCTTGGCCATTCGAGTACCGTTTCAGATACGCAATCATCGCCAGGGTCATCACCAAGTCTTGCTTGGCATTCTTGTCGTCGTAGCGGTCGTAAGTTCCGAGCTGCGTGGTCAAACCCTCAATGCGCGGAAAGCGCAAGTCTTGATTGGCCAAAGACATCGATAGCGAGTTTACGAGCACGTCCTTTAGGTGCCCGAAGCTCAACGCGTCTACAACCAGGCCGTAGTTCTCGAAGCCCAGCTCATCGATAGCCATTTGCGTGCCGGTGGTGTCAACACCTTTGGAAATTGGCCGGTAAAGCTCGGCTGCATACTGGTAAGCAGAAAGGAATGGCTTGTAAGAGCCGCGCCCGCTGATCCAGTTGAAGTACACGAGCGTTGCCGGCTTGACACTGATGTCGAAGACCATAACGCACGGCGAGTTGCGGCGCGGGGGACTGTCTACGCCAGGATCGCCAGCCATGATGTGCAGGTGATCCTCGTTGGGCGGTACTTCGTAGTGCACTACGCCAACGCGGGGCCATTCGTCCATGATGTAGCCCGGGCGAGGCTTGCCGGTTTCTGGGCGAAGCGCTTCTTCCATTACGTCGTTCAAGTTCGCGTCCGTGCAGGAGCGAATGTGATTGAGCGGGAAAGTGCTTAGGCCCCAGTCTGGGAAGATAGCGCGCATTTCGATGTCGGCGTATTCCGCAGGGAAAGAAGCCTCCATCAGCTCGATCTGTTCTTTGGTCAGGCGCTTGTTGTCCCAGGTCGTGACGCGCATAGAGATGAAATTGCGCAGCGTCTTTGCAGTTGCTCTTGGATGACCGGGCAAGCCTTGCTCGAAGCGCTCGCGAAACCAGTCCGCAGGGGTGGGAGTTCCCGTTACGTCCAGGCGAGCCATACGCGGGGAGCCGTCAATGCGAGTGCCGCGCAAGCGTCCACGAAAAACCTTGATCGCTTCGCCGTCTTCGTCCAATCCGGCTTCGTCGTAGTTGATCCGGTCGTACTCGTGACCTCGGATGAACTTTGCGCCAAGGCCCGCAGTGCGGAATTCAAAGGTGGACAGGTTGGCGAAGTTCAGGATCGGATAAGGCCGCAGGGTCTTGTCCAGGACAAAGCGGTTCAGACGTGGATGAGTTTCCAGCCAGGCGTCGACCATCTCAAACGCCAGCTCTGCCTGCTTGGCCGTTACCGAGGCGTTCAGCGCTTTGAAGCCAGGGTAGGTGAGGCAGTTCATCAAATAGGACGAAGAAATGATGGCTGTTTTACCAGAACCAATCCCGGCCACCAGGGTGGTGTTTTTGATCGGGAGGTAATGGAACACGTACTGGTAATCTAGGGGGTCCCAATCCCAATACCATTGCGTAGCCAAGTGAAAGCCGCCATTGACGGCGGCTTTCAGCATTGCTTCGTCAGAACTTGTAAGTTTAATCATCGCCAGGCACAGGTTCGGGCTGCGGGAAGTGCTGCGCCCGGAATTCCTTGATAACGTCAGAAGCGTAACCCTTGGATACACTCAAGGCGTGTGCCACTTCGGTTGGACCAGGGACAAATTCGTCAGTTGCATTTTGCGCCAGGTAAGCCCAGATTTTCTGGTAAATCTCGCTCTGCTCGCGTGGCGTTCGTTTTTTTCGCGGTTCACCTCTACTGCCGGACACAACGTTGTATCCATTCTCTGTAGTGAGAGTTTTCAGCGCTTTTATACACTCCCTTTCATATCGATCCAGCTCCCACGGCTCACAATAGAGTAATACATACCGCTTGAAGTTCATTTCACCGTAATACCTAAGGGCACGCTCCAAGGCGGCAGAACCATTGTGAATTGCATTCATTCTGCGTTTTACGTCTATTCCCTGACCAATATATTTTGCGCCATCGAGAAGATTTTCCAGTGCATATATTCCAGCTATCATTGCAAAATCTCCTGGACTAATTCATCTTGTTGCGGCGCAAATGTTGGTTTTTTCGCACGAAATTCTTTGATGGTATCGACAATCACAGAACCCTTTGTTATTCCAAGCTCGCGAGCCACCTCGGACGGACCGGGAATGAATTCGTCTGTCGAATGTTCTGTCAGATATTGCCAGATCGCGTCGCGTTTTTCAGTGTTTACCATTCGCTCGTTCGGGTGTTCGGGCGTTCGTTCACCATCGAACGAACGAACAAGCTCCTTGGGGAGAGACCTCTTCACGAGCTTCATCTGGTTTTCGACAATCTGCTTGTCGGGTGACTTGTCCCAGCTATCGCGCAAGCCCTGCTCCCAGTCCGCGTATGCGTTGCGGTACTTGATGTCTGCGGCGTCGCGCACGTTGCTCCAGCGAGCTAACATTGCGCCGATCACCATGCCGGCCACGGCAGCCACGATGGATGCGCCGGCGCCAATGGTCACTGCCAGCACGCCGCTAAAATCAATGCCGACGTTGAAGCCATTGAACGAGACGCCCAAGCCGGCCACAATCGAAATCGCCAGCATGACCACCTCGCCGACCACCAGCCACCAGGTAGAGACCTTGATGGTGTTGAGCTTCTCGTCGTCCGACAGGTTGCGATTGTCGGATTCGGCACGAATAGCAGCAAAGACCACGATGCCAAACTCGATAGCCAGGATCGCCAGGACCGCCTCGGCCCTGCGCGTGGTCAGGTTTGCACCGGCTGACGCCAGGAAGAACATCTCGGCTGTACGAAGCGCAGCCAGGCCGATGGCGCCAATTGCCTGCAACAAGATCAGAACCAACTGCCAGCCAATCGTCTGCCAGATGGCTATGGACGCTTTTGCCGGTGGCGGTACCTGGGCTGTGTAGCGCTTCTTGTAGTTTTCCCATGCAACCAGTTCGGATTGCGCGGTTTGTGCAAATAAATCAGGATTCATTTTGCCTCCAGTAAATCTCCGACGTCGGACATGATGGGCCAGCCCAGTTCGTCGTATTTGTATCCGTAGTAGCGCGAGAGCAGCCTGCGAAATTCCTCGGCTGTAATCTTGACCGCCTCGGCCAGGGTGTGATGCCAGCGGCAAAGCGAGATCACATTCTCGATCACATCCGGTCCGCCGGTGCCAACCGGGATAATGTGGTGGCCATCCAAGCCTCCGCGGCAGCCGTCTTTGTGCCAGATACCGTACAGACATACGCCATCGCGGGCTCTTGCTTTATCGGTAATGGTTCTGTCAACTAAACGCGTGTGCTTTGGGGCGGCGGGCACGGCAAGCCTCCATGAGTTCGTCTATGCTGTGTAGATCGCTAACGTGAATATGGTGACAGGCGTCGACTTGTTCCAGGTCCAGTGGGGCGGCAAGGATTTCATGCTTCCAGGCAAAACCACGAGGGATCGCCGTTTGTCTGATCGAATCCACGCTCATCATCAGGATGACGTGCGCCGCAACTCGCTTGTAATAAGCCACAAATAGCCACCGGGAAGTGGGCTTGGTCGACTTGACGTCAATCGTGATGCCGTGAAGAGTGATGTCGATGCCTCCGTCAAAGGAGGTGCCCAGTTCTTCAGGTAGGCCGAGAAAGCGACGAGCCGCCAGTTCTCCGGCGGCTCCTATCACCTCAATCTCGGTTCCGTAATCGGCACGGTGGCGTGGCGTTTTGTTGTTGCGCAGCCTTTCCGCAGCAACGTGCTGTATATAGGGCCAATCGGAACAGAGGTTCATGGTTCTTAACCAGTAACTGCGGGCAACTGGGCCGGCTCATCCAGGTCGAAGAAGTCGAGGCCAATCGCTTTGACGTCAAGCACAGCTTCCTCGATGAGCTTGTCGGCCAGCTCGGCGGTCATCGGAATCTTGTATTTGCCAGCAACGCTCATGACAAACATAACGGCAGCCTGTTTCTTTTTGGCGCCTTCTTCCGCGGACCAAGCCGGAGACTGTTCCAGCCACTTCACCGCGGTGGCCGCCTGCGATTTCATGAAGTCCCATTGGGCCACAGAAGTCTTGGATTCCAGGTACATCTTGACGATGTTGACACCATAGGCGGCAACTGCGGTCACTATCGCGCCTAGTGCAAAGACGAGATTTGCAACCATTTCGGGGGTAATAAAGTCGTTCAATTCCATGCTGTGCTCCTTGTTTTTTGATGACGCGAGAACTTAATTAACTTATCTACTTTCTATTAAGTAATCTATTAATCTACTCTTCGCGTTTGACGCCCTGTGATTGTAGCTCATTTGTTCCGGTATGTCAAGGTTATGAACCGTATGGTTTTCAACTCGTCCACTTCTCTCACGGCTAACTTGCCAACCGAATGGTTCGACGATATGCTTACAGGTATCCACAAGCACATTGGAAGGTTAAAGCGCGACTGCCCTCCGTTTCCCACAGAGGGCAGTCTGTTGTATCCAAGTGGACCTATGCCTACTGAATAATCAAAGTTCAGCCGGCATTACCTCAAACGGGCGAGGGTTTACAAAACTGTTCGTTGACTTTCCACTTTGCTGCTTGTATTATGGTGTTGCATATTGTTTCTTTGACAGATTGGGAAATCTGTCGGCCAGCCGCCCCGCTAATTCCCCACTGGCATGGGGGTCCTCCAGCGAGGGCGGTTGGCTTTTCAATAATCAAGTAAAATACCCTACATGGAACAACCAGAAGATAAGCCAAAAACTACCGGCGGGCTGTCAAAGACTTCGCCAAGAAACACCGGTGGGCTTCCAAAAACATCATCCTTGTCTAAGCGTGATTTTCCACTTACTCAGGTAGAGCTATATGCTTACTTTGTTGTGCTTGCAATGGTAGTTCTATCTGGCCTCGTGATACCCCAACGGATACTTGACGAGTATGAAATGGCATTTCTGCTGTTGGTCGTGCTGCCGTTCTTGGCCTGGTCTGGCCGGATAATTCTAAAGTCAGGCTAGTTTACAAATCTGTTCGTTGACTTTTCACTCCGCAGTCCGTAAGATATAGGCACCACGCATGCAAATGCGATGGGATGTAGACAGGAACAATACCTGCCGGCCCGCGCCCCGCTCCCCTGCGGGCGTTGGTTTTTAATAAAGCAAAGGCTGGCAGTGTGGATACCACATCCCGCGAGTGGACAATCTGAGCCTTACTTTTGTATAATATGTATGCACCAGAGCGAGGCCATTGCGACCTCGCTCCTCAACCATAGGGCTTGCGCGGCAACGCAAGCCCTTACTCTTCCGGGCGGAATGCGTCAGCTAATAGTTTCATCGTCCAGACAATCAGCAACCATTGGCCAACAAGCATCCCTGCCAGGAAAACAATGATGTAGTCTGTCATTGTTACCTCCATATTCTAGGGCGGTTAACGATAGGCGGCGCGAATATCAACGCGCTCATAGCCACGGCTCATGAACTGCTCTCGAATTGTTTCAGGCGTCAATTCGAGGACTTCGACCAAAATCTCGAACCAGTCGGAGTGAACGAATTCCACTACGTCCGCCTGGAACTCTGGGTTATCCCAGTCCTGAACTGCTTTGAGCAATATTGCACCAAGCAATCTGTTCATTATGTTTCCTTTCTACGGCATCACCGCAAACAAAAAAGGCCCAGCACACCTGTTTTTGTGTGCTGGGCCTTTGCCAGAAAAAAAACCCAAGCACACATGATCAAAACAACGTACAACTTATTATGATCTGTGCGTCTTGGGCAACTGATGTGGCAGCCCAAATGCAGCTTAATCTAATTATACAATTTTATGAATTAAATTGTCAATTAATAACTTGCCATCTTTTCAAAAGTCATTTCCGACGTCGGAATACTAGCAAATCGCCCCGCGCCACCCTCTCTTCACGGCAAGAAATCCTCAGGCATTTCTGTAACAGAATCAACGATAACCACTTCTCCATCTCCTAGAAAGTCAACTCTTAGCTCTGACTGGGTATTATTTCGTCACTACTACAAATATCATTCCTCGTTTCCTGCACCAATTCTTTGCCGCTTCGTGTTTTCTCATGGTGTCTAGATTTTTCATATACTGGCCGCCTTTGATTTCGTGAAGCTCCTTTGAGCCATCAATTCTTTCAAGTAGAAAATCAGGGCGGTAGCCACGCACGTTACCCGCCTCAGTTACGTATTGAATGGTGATACCATGATTTTTTGTCCATTTGATTACCGTTTTATCGCGTTCTAGCCGCTTCATATACTCACGCTCCCAGCCGCTGTCAAATCGCTCAACGGAGAATGCGCTTTTAGTGGGATTTTCAAAGTCGCCATGCTCGCTGGTTGCCATTTTATTCCTCCACCTTGTAAATGACGATGCTATTTACTAAGCCTGGTTTGGCTTTGATGTTTGCGTGCATTTTACCGATGCGGTTAAGCGCGTGGCGCAATTCTTCAAGACTAGCTGTGCCAACAGTTTTTTCATTTAGCATCTTACGGTTCACGTGGTTCATAAGCGCTCCGTAGAAGTAGCCGAGTTCATGCGATCCAACACCTTCATCAGCTAATAATTCAGCAGCAATGTCGCGAACACTATTTTTCAAACGGTCTGCAAGTTCTACAGGGTCGGTAATATCTTCAATTGGCATTTTGATATCGAACCCGACCGGAGCTCCGCGTATTTCTCGAAAACCGGAGCCATCCAGCGCTTGGCCTTGCACGCTTTCAATTTCAACACGAGTGATTTCAGTTTCCACACTATAGTCGAATTCATCGAGGATCTTTTGCCAGTTGGGGTAATCGCCCGTTTCAACGTAAAGGCCGGCTAACTCATCATCAAAATCTGCCTTCTCTTCTTCAAGCGGAGTAGGAATTTCGATTAGCAGTTCGGGGTTGGCGACAAATTGCGGTTTGCGTTTGGGCGGTAGATCTTCATCACCGAACATGCTCAACTGCTCAACATTCTTACGAACTTTCGCGCCGACCATTTCCCACAGCCAGTCATGCTGAAGTTTTTCATGATCGATAATGGCGCAGATCTCTTGAATATCTTCATTACGCACGTTGAGGCGTAAGCCGCGTCCGACTACCTGTTGACCATAGACACGCGATGAGAACTTACGCAGCAACAAAATGACTGAAACAGCGGGAACGTCCCAGCCTTCACGTAGCATGAGCACGCTGACGACTGCCTGATAAGGGCTACCAGATTTGCCCAATCTGCGAGCTTCATCGCGCTCTTTTTCATCAGATTGTTCTGTGACAAGCAGTGTGCGGACCTTGAACTCCTTTTCGAGCATATCACGTGCTTGGATGGCGTCTTTTATAGTAATTGCGACAACAAATAATATCGGCTTGTACGTGCTTTTGCCTAATGTCGTGGCGCGCCGGTCTTGTTCCTTCAGACGGTCTAGTGCAATGCGCATTTGTTTGCGCATCGGGTCGGCGTCTGTAACCCACTGGGTGGAGCTCAAACCTTTTTCGATCCGCTCAAATTCCTCATCCATCTCGTCCACAGTACGCTTTTCACCAGTTTCAGGGTTTGTGTATGTCAATTCTACAGACGAGAGTTTTGGCTGATAGACTACGATATGTTTGATGATAGGCGGTACTTCGGCTTGAGCATCGGTAATCCCGTATTCGTAGATCATCTTGCTGTCAGGCGCTTGACCATCAGCGCGGTCGGGCGTGGCAGTAGTGTCCAGCCGAAATTTGGAAAGCTGTGTGAGGATGAAGAGTGTCCTGTCGTATTCCGCGGCTGGTGTGTTGTGCGCCTCGTCGTTGAACACAGCTATTTTTTCATCAGCATTCATCAAAACCGCTAAATTTCGCTTGCCGTTGCTGTTGGACTGATATAGTTGCTGGATATTGCCAAGAATAACCCCGTTATCACGAATGCCCTGCGGGCTTGACCCTGGCTCCATAACATGACAGCCCAATTCATTGACAAAATGCTCTGTACCAGGAGGAAAAAATGCGAATTCCCGGAACACTTTGCTGTCATTGAAATCATCTTCTAGACGGTCACGTACGATGGTATTAGGGCATAACAAGATAAACTTGTTGAAGCCATGACTTATTTTCAGCCATGCCACAACTGCCCCCATGATAGCAGTCTTACCTCCACCCGTGACAATGTTGAGAAGTTGTTCGTGCCACTGAAGCAATTCATAAGCATAAACCATCCGCATGAGAGCTTCTTCTTGGTGTCGCCACAATTTGCGAGGCGCGTCTGGTCGGGTTATGTGGACCAAGAAATCGCGCGTCAATGGACTGACATCCGGATAGGCGCGGGATTGCCACCAATCGGTAAAATCCTGTACGTATGGCGCAAAAGAGTTATACATCAGGCAATCTCTAACATTTGAACAGTCGTTCGCTCGCCGCCTTGGTCATCCTGCACGGAGCAGGCAATTGTATACGTACCAGGATCGGGAAATTCGTATTCAACTACCAAGAGTGGCCGCTTGGTCTGTTTATCGCGCAAAAAAGTGTAACCTTGGGTCGAAGTGAAATGCCCTTCATGATGATCAAAATCCCACTGGACGTTGGCAATTACACCGTCTTTGTTCAGACTAACTGTTTCCGAAACATCAAAGCGATAGTTGCGTTTGCCTATACGTTCGATCTTGATGCGTACTTCAGGCGGTTGGACGAAACTGAGCAAGGGCGCATATTCGACGCTTTTATCTACGATGTGTTGGCGAAATTCTTCATCCTCCAGCCGGATCAAATTTAGTCGCACGAAATCAATACGCTTGTTCTCACGCGCCGCAAGAATTTCAGCAGCTTTCCTCGCATCGGGGCCAAAGTTCCAGCCGAGCATCACGCCATGATTGACGCGACGTTCTTCGTAGACGGCTTTGGCGAATTCTGCCACCTCTCCTTTGCCAATGCGTGAGCGCCGAGAGGGGTTTCCCACATATAGCGGGATACCATAGCGCGTGCCATGAATAGAAATTGACACGTTTTCCGGCTTGCCTCCGAACGCTCTGACAACGAACTCGCGAAATATTTCGATTGGATATTGCTCCAGTTTTGGCGCTTCGTAAATCCCCCAATGCTCGACAGTAAAATCAGGTACGGGGAACAGAGCGCCAATTTCCTCCTCGACCACCTTTGCGACGCGGTCGGCTGTGATCGCAACGGCAATGCGGCTCTGGTCACAAGAAATCCAACGACGATTAAGCCGTTGGGCAACAGCGGGCGTTGTCCCACCACCGCAAAAGAAGTCGGCAACGACATCGCCTTCATTGGATGATGCAGTGACAATCCGTTCAATCAAAGGCTCCGGCTTTTGTGTTGGATAACCAATACGCTCATTTGATGTTGCATTGATGACATTTAAATTCCACACGTCAGTCATGGCGACGCCGGTTTTTAAGTAAACCTTGGCACGATATTTTTGCCCATCTGGATCACGTCTGGTTGTCAATCGGTATTTGCCATCTTTATCTTCGTATTTATAACGGCTATCTCGCTCATCTAGTGAGCCTTGCGAATACTCTTGCAAAAGGGTATTGAAATTAAATTCAGGTGATTTGGAATAAAAAAGGAGAGTGTCATGCTTCCTTTGAAAATGGGTTTCATTTTGCGTCGCTTTTGGGCCATAATACCAGACGATTTCATTGACATAATTTTCCACCCCGAAAATCTTGTCCATCTCTACTTTCACGTAGTGGCTTGCGTGCCAATCCAAATGCACATAAATCGAGCCGGTCGATTTGAGCAGGCGTTTCATTTCCCACAGGCGCGCATTGAGCCAAACCAAATAGCCAGGCATACCACCTTCCCAAATATCTGAAAAGGAGCGCACTTCGTTCTTGTCGCCAAAGAGAACGTTGTAATTTCTTCCAGAGAAGAAGGGCGGGTCAATGTAGATAAGGTCAATACTTTCACTGGGTAGTTGGCGCATCACGTGCAGGTTATCGCCAAAGAATAATCGGTTCGCTCCTGTTGGGAATAAGGCAGCCAGTTTTTTGTTTTTCTGATTATCTTCTAAATAACGTTCGCTATGCCCGAACTCAATTCGCTGAACTTCCTGGAAGGGCAAACGAATTGTCGGATAAGCATGCTGGAACTTCGTCACCTTCACTTCATGCCGGCGGGTCTCTACTTCCCAGCCGAGAGGGGCTTCGTCCACAGGTACAGCCCCGAAGCGCGTTGGCAGTTGGAAATATTCCTTCTGTTCAGGAATGGTCTCATCTTCCTCAGGTGGTTGAGTGAATGAAATCTCGGGACTTTTTGGCCTGGCGTACCCGTATCCTGGCAGTTCGGAGAAAAATCGTGCAGTATCATCTGCCGTTTTTTTGGATTTCATGGAAGGCGGTTCTATTCCGCTGAGGCTGGCCTGTAGACGAGACAATTTCTTCTTTTTGCGTGGCATTGGAATCCTCCTCTACCTTCCTGACTGCGATAAATTAAGGATACAGGAGAACCGCTGTCAACGCAATCCCCCGCGAGGCAGTGTAGGTAATAGGTAGCCCGAGTTAATGAAGTGATTGTGGATAACCTGCTGAAATTCTATCATAATGCGCGCCGCGATATTCTACTATCAAAAATTAGAGTTGGCTGGCTGGTTTTAGCCCTCCTTCTTTCCAAGTAAGTAATCGGGCATAAGGAATTCTTGGGGGATTTCCTTTTCTCTTGGAAGGTAGATAGCAACCGGTATTCTAAGACGTGATAAATATCGGCACATCAATGGTCCAACATCCTTCCATTCTAGTTTGCCAAGCCCACATCCCAGGGCGGGAAGAGCTATTGACCTGATACCTTCAGCCTCATAGTTTTCAACAATCCATTGCAAGCCTTCTTCAATCGCTTTCAGGTCAGAGTTATCTCGCCAGTGGCGCTTAGTCGCGAATAACAAAAACCACTTGACAGTATTCGGTATATCTAATGCGCCAGGTTCATCTGTTAGTTCTTCATCAAATGAGGCCTCCCGCTTATAAAGATATGGTCTACCCATCTTTAACCGGTTCATTCGGCAAGCATCTTGATAAAAAACATACACATCTGGGAACTGATACTTCGTTCGTGAGGCAAGACCTTTTCCCATAACGCCTACAACATTTACGCTCACGGTTAAGGTCTGCATTTTGGAGAAGAACATATCCCCGTCAGCAAGGGATAGATTATTGGTGACCCGGTATCCTTGAGCGGGAAGGAAGAACATTGTTGGCTCGGGGATTACTGGCAATGGTTTTGGATGTATGATTTGCCTTACATGATCGGCGACATTGTGATTCTTGACGAAAATGCTATGAATAAGATCAGGGGGTATGGATGATGGTACTAAACACTCTGCCATGATTTTTCTCTTTGAACCATCAGCCGAGTTCCACCATTCTCCTGTTAGGGTATTCCAAATTTCAGTAATTACTTTGATGCCTTCTTTAAGATTATAAAATTCTGTTACGTTGTTCGCAGCGTTTCCATCGGTTATATAGACCCCGGGTGCTTCAAGGACACGCGGTGCTATGCCTAAAATGACAATTTCCTCAGCACCAATCTCGTGTACAACGCGATAGAGCATTGGGTTTCGTGCTTGAAAATATACATTTGCATATTCCCAAAGACTTTGGTCATCTGGTGTTGTCTTCAACTGTCGGTGACCGACAATCTCAGCATCGTATATCGTTGTATACTGAATTTGATTATCTGTGATGTAGCGATGTGACAATATACCGTGCGTCAGAATAGATTGCAGGTTACTGATATGTGTGATGTAGTAGAGGCTTTTTATTTGTGGTTTCTTCTTAGCCAT